CTGCGTCTCGATGTCCCGCTTCAGCTCCCGACCCTTCTTGGTCATCTGGTAGCTGAGGACGTCCTTGTACCCCGCCGGGTCCACCGCCTGGTGGGTGCCCGACACCACGACCGTCTTGTCGAGGATCTGCGAGATGTTCGAGACGCGGGTCGTCGGGGCGGACGTCTCGAGCGTCGCCTCGTCGCCCTCGATGACGGCGTTGGAGCCGTTCGCCGGCGCGAGTTCGTCGAGGTTCCACTCGTGGCGGATGTTGGTGATCTTCCGGCGCGTCAGCGACGAAAGGAAGGGCGTGTCGTACGGCGAGATGTCGTAGATGACCTGCTCTAGGTCCTCGTTGAGGTTGTTCGCGTCGTACTGACTGTACGTGCCAGTGGGCTGGGCCATGATGGCGATCTCCGTCTAAGGGACCGGGCGCTTCACAGCGCTCGTCGGGGGAACAGCGAGGGCGATCAGCCCGCCCTGAACAGGATGTCCTTCAGGACCTTCTGCCCGAGGCGCCTGTCGCCGGTTTTGCGGAGCATCTGGCGGTTCTCCTGCATCGCCCTGACCTTGGCGTCGTCGGGGCTGACACGCCGGCCGGGCTGCTGCACCGGCGGGGCGTCCTTCGCCTTGTCGAGAGCCTTGGGGGTCGATGCCTTCAGCTTGCGGAACGCAACGGCGTCGCGGAGCACCAGCACCAGCCTGTGGTCATACAGGTTGGCGAGGTCTTCCTTCGCGAAACCGTACTCGGGAAGCACCGAAGCGACCTCGTCGATGAACGCCTTGGCGCGCTTCGGATCCTTCAGCTCGGGGGCGCGTTCGAGTAGCGTCTCGTGCTCCTTGGCGGCCCACGTGGCGAAGTTCCGCTGCTGCTCTGCCTTGAGCTTGGCCTCGTGCTCGTTCTTCTGGCGAACGAGTGACGCCATCTCGTTGACAGCCGCCTCGTAGGCCTCCTTCTGCTGGATGTACCCGATCGGGTCGGTGTCCAGCATGGAGGCGTCGGGGGGCTGCGGCATGCGGGCCTCGACGACGCGCATGGCGACGTCGATGGCCTGGGTGAACTGCTGCTGCTGCTCTGCGATGGCCGCCTGACGCTGCTCCAGCTCCCTCTTGGCGCTGGCGACTTCCTGCGTCTTGCGGGTGTAGTCGGACTGTCGAAGGGTGCCCTTCCGCCAGTCTTCGATCTCGTCGAGGGTGACCTCGGTGCCGTCCTTCAGACGGACGCGAGGTGCCTCTTCGGGGCTTTCCGACGGCGTTTCATCATCCGACTGGGCTTCGTCCTCCGAAGCCGGTGCCTCAGCGTGATCCTCGGGCTCGGCGGGGCCCTCCCGCTCCTCCGGTTCGTCATGCTTCGGCTCGCTGCTCGCCGCCGGGGCCGTGTCCGGCGCAGGCCGGGGGTCCAGGAGAGCGGCGATCTTTGTGCGACCCTCGTCGCGCGTCAGAGCGGTCCCGCCCGCGGGCAGGGTGTCGCCTGTCTCGTCCATCAATAAGCTCCATCCAAGGGACTGCGGCCCTCACGGGCGGCACGTGGCGGGGGATCACGCGATCCCGCGCGGCACGGAGCGCCGGGTGTTTCCGAGGAAGTCCAGTCGCGTCCGTACGTCTCTGACGACCTTGATGCGCTCGATGAGCGCGCGCGCCTTCGCCGGCCGCAGCCACATCTGCCAGCCGGGAATGCGCAGCAGCTCCTCGTAGGCGTCGCGCTCGATGTCGGCGAACACGTCCTTGAGGAGCGGGTTTTCGGCGAGGAAGCGGATTTCGCGGGCGCGGGTTTCAGCGTCCATCACTGCGCCCGATCCATGATGTTGGTATCAGCCTGCCGGGCATCGTTCGCCGCCCGCATCCGGTTTGCCTCGGCGGTCAGCTGGGCCTCCAGCAGCATCTCGTCGCGCCGCAGCTGCCCGTTCAGCATGGCTTCCTCGCGCCTCAGTTCCATGTCGGCGGCGGCCTTCTCCCGCTGCAACTGGATCTCCAGCGCGTTCCGCTCACGTGTGGCCTCGAGGTCGGCCGCCAGCTTCTGCTGTGCCATCTGCGCGTCGAACGCCGCCACCTCGCGCTTCAGCTGGATCTGCGCCTGCATGGCGATCTGGTCGGCCTGCGCCTTGGCCTCCGCCTTTTGCACCTCGGGGTCTTTCTTCTGCCCCTCGGCCTGGGCCATCTGTTCCAGCTGCTCGTCGGTCACCTCCGTGATGTACTGCTCTGGCGAGCGCAGCCCGGACGACTCGACGAGGCGCGTCAGCGTGTTCGACAGCTGCTTGATGTTGGCGAGCGGGTTGGTCGGCCCCAGCTTCTCGATCACCCGCTCCTGAATCTGCGCGATCTGCTGGAGCATCATCATGTCGCGGTCGCGCGAACCCGTGCCGAGCCCGACACTGATGCTCGCGTCCATGTTCGCGTTCCAGCCGCGCGGGTCCATCTCCACCCACTGCTCGCGCAGCCGGATCATTTTCGGCCGGTCCTGGTGGCGGACGAGGATTTTGAGGATGCACCGGAACATCCGCTTGAGCCCGAGCTCGGCGATGTTGCGGGCGTACATCTCGATCTTGGCGTATGCCGCCGACTGCGCCGCCATCATGCCGGCGGCCGTCTGGTTCTGGAGCGCGTCCGGGTCCAGCGCCTGGCTCTGTCGGCTGACGCCCGTGCGCTTTTCAATCACCGCGTCCAGAAACTCGATCATCTGGAACGAGTTGGCGGCGACGAACGGCACCGGCAGGTCGCGAACGGCGCCCGGCGACTTCTCCCAAACGACACCGCCGAACGTCGGGTTCATCAGCTCATCGGGATTGTCCACTTGCCCGTAGGCCGCCGCGCGCTGCGGGTGGTTGACCCAATAGAGGTTGTCGAGCGTCTGGCGCATCAGCACCGTCTTGATGCGCTGCACGTCCTCCAGCTCGTCGTAAAGAGACCGACCTTCCCATCGATGCGGCATCGGCATCGGCACGATGTCGCTGAACGGCACGTCGTCGTCCCACTCCTCGTTGCTCAGGACGCTCTTGCCCGAGCCCGAGCCGGCGAGGACCACCTTGCGCCATTCGGCATGACCGTCGCCGTCGTAGTCGCAGCGGACATAGCACTCGAAAACCTCGACTTCCTCCATCATGGGGTCGTCGCTGTCCTTCGAGGCGTCGCCGGCCGTGTTCGCCTTGAAGCGAGCCAGCTTCTCGTCGGCATCGTCCAGATCGTCGCCGGAGCCGATCGCCTCGACCCTGTCGCGCGGGTAGCCCTCGGCGATGAGGTCGGCGCGGTAGCGCTTCGTCCGGTGGCCGCAGAACCGCGCGTCCTCTATCGACTTGGCCCGCTTGTCGATCAGGAATTCCTCGGGCGGCAGGCATTCGATACGGGGTCGACCGGTGGCCTTGAGCCGCCTGATCTTGACCGCGTGCAGCGTGACCGGCGCCTCGACGGGCTGCCCGTCCGGGCCCGGCACCATCTCGGTGATCGTCTCGGCCGTGTGCTGGAGCACCTCGACGTCGTCGTCCTCGACGAGCATGGTGTAAGCCTCGTCGGAGAGGCCTGAATAGTCGCTTGTCTCGTAGCTCTTTTCGGTATCCCACCAGTGCTTGATGATGCCGTTGCCGAAAAGCAGGCCTTCGAGCAGCGCGTGCTGCAATACCCGGTAGCCCTGACACTCCCGCATGACCACGTAGTTGACGTAGTCCGTCGCCTGCTGGGCAAATTCAACGTCGGCCGGCGTCTCCGGGTGGTATTCCACAACGCGGTCGGTCGCTGTGAATACCCGCATCAGGCCCGGCATTATCCAGCCGATGGCGTCGCTCAGGTCGTGCGATGTGACCTTCGACCGGCCCTCCTCGGCCCTCACGTCGGGCAGCTCGCCCTGGTAGTAGTCGAGGGCCTTGGCGCGCTTGAGCGTGATGGAGCTTTCGGCGTACCCGATGCTGTCGTCGATTTCCGAACGGCAGAGCGCGGCAAGCTCCTCGTCCGTCATCTTGCCGCGGCGCTTGGACATCAGGAGGCCTCGAAATCTTCTGGCACACCGGAGGTGCGCATGCTGGTCGACAGCACATCAGCGATGAGATGCGGGAAGCCCCACATCGGGGCCGCCTTGCCGGTATCCCATGAGGCGTAAGCCTCGCCGGAGGCCCCAATACCAACGATGGCGTAGGCGATGATGCGGTCGGAGCCGCCCATCGACTTGGCATTGGCCACCATCTCGGTCCGGGTCAGCTTTGCCTCGCGGCGGGTCTTCGTGTTGCGGTGGACGGTGAGGGAGACAACCTTCGCCATCAGACCACCCACTTCCGTTCGGGCTTGACGATTGCCGGCCGGTTGGCCCTCGGCTCGCCCACGCTGATCGCCAGCACGCGGAACGCATCGGCCGGGTGCGACGCCCAATCGTGCAGCGGGCGCTCGTAGAACACCTTCCGCACGTCGTCCCACTCGCGCCGGTACTGGCGCAGAGCCTTGATGCCGTCGGCGCACTTCTCAGAGTCGAACCAGCAGCGCGGCAGGATGCGCCGCACCGCGTTGATCCCGTCTTCGAGCGTCCACTTCGGGACGACGTTGACGGGCACGCCGAGTCCTTCGAGCGTCTGCCTGCGGGTCCGCGCCACCTCGCCGCCGGCGAGCACGCGCTGCTCGACATCGTGCGGCAGGTAGTGGCGCCCGTAGCGGTAGCCCCGCTCGGTGAGCACCCTGGCGTAGTGGTCGAGCCCCCAGCCATTCGCCGCGTAGTAGTCGATGAGCCGGATATCCATGCCAGCCACCTGGTAGAACCAGATGACCGTGTCGTCGCCGGCGCCGAGGTCCCACGCCGTATGAACCTCGAGGCTCTTGTCGTAGAGCCGCGGCAGGATCCGCTCCTCGCGCTCGGCGGTCTCCATCTCGCGGCCGTAGTAGGCACCGACGATGGCCGCCTGAAACGAGCACTCGTACTCCTGCGCGTACTGCTCCTCGGTCATCGCCCGGCGGGCGTCGCGCAGCTCTTCCTCGGGCAGGATCCCCGTTTCCGAGGCCCGGAGCATCCACTTGAACCACGCCGGGTCGTTCTTGACCTCTTCCCACAGCTCGAAGAACGAGTTCTGGCCCTTCGGGGTGCCGATGAAGACCGCGCCTCCCTGCCGGTCGGACAGCGCCGGCCGGATGATCTCCGAGAACAGCCGCGGCGACATGTCCGCCGCCTCGTCGAGCACCACGCCGTCGAGGTAGATGCCGCGCAAACTGTCGGGGTTGTCCGCCCCGTAGAGCCGAATGCGGCCCTTGTTCGGCAGGTCGAGCCGCAGTTCGCTCTCGTTGACGCTCGCACCGGGGATGCGCGCCCCGAAGTCCTTCACGTAGTCCCACGCGTTCTGCTTCGCCTGCTTCAGGAGCGGGGCGATGTACGCGTACCGCGGGTTAGGCCGCTCGCTCCTCAGGGCCGCGTCGATCTGGTCCATGATGCAGGCGACCGTCTTGCCTGCGCGCCGATGGCAGACGCCTATGGCCCAGCGCTGCTTGCGGCGGTGAAACGGCTCGAACTGCGGGCGCGGCCGGTAGCCGAGGTCAATCAGCGTCACGTGGTACGCCGGTGACGATCGTGATGCCGACCGGATTTGAGGGGTCGCCCGTCACCTGCATCGGCAGCACCTTGCCGAGCAAGGACATGAACGGCCCCGGATTGAGCTGCGCCTGACTGGTCAGGTAGCCGACGAGGCCATCGGGGCCGCCGGCGTTGTCGGCCGCCCTGAGGATTGCGTCCTTGAGCAGCGCGGTCGTCCGGTTCGGGACGCCCTTCACGCGGCCCTTGCCCGCGTTCGGGGGTTTGCGAGCAGCAGTCGGCTCTAGTTTGCTGGACATTCGTTCTCTCCCGCAGTCCGTGGTCGGGTGTTGCGGAGCATTTCATTTCTACCAGCTCGGGAGCCTTCGGAATGGTTTTCTCAGATCCAGTTCATCGCCACGATCGGATCGTGCGCGATCTGCTGTGGCTTCGGGCGCCCCGTGGTGAGCAGCATCGACACGCCGTCGCCGTGCCGGCCGTAGTGCTCGACCACGCCGGGCGGTAGGATGTCCTGCCATGCTCTGGTGTTGACGCGCGCCGCGATGAACGCCTGATCGCCGAGGCGCGGCATGCTCGCGTACTGCGTCATGTAGGCCTCGGGCGCCTCGGCGAACTCGGCGAACAGGAACGACAGGTCCGCGTGCCACCACATCAGGTTGGATGCCCACACGCCCGTCCGGCGGTAGTCGTCGCGCCAGCCGATGACATAGTCCGGGTCATGATCGGCAACCAGCGCGTCGAGCGGGCCGCAGCAGACGTGGTCAAGGTCGCAGTAGAGGACCGGGCCGTCGAAAAGGCCGGGCCGGAACAGCTCCAGCTTGGACCACCAGCCCGGCCAGTCGGTGACCAGCGGGATGCGCTCGCACGGCACGTCAACGTCTGAGAGGCAGACGAACGCGTGCGGAGCGCGGAGATTGCGGGCGAACCCGTCCCGGAGCTTGCGGACCCACTCGGCGTTGTAGATGCCGCCGGAGCGCAGGACGCAGGCGACGGTCAGATCGGCTGCCATAGCACCTCGTGATGGTGACGACCTGCCTCCCGGTAGCCATAACCCTCGATGAGGGCCGCGAGCCGGGCGCGGGGCCAGCCAAACTTGTCTCCATGCGACGCCACCTCGCAGGCGATGACGGGGCGGCAACGGGCGATGGTCTCGGCCGCGCCGGTCAGCGCCTCGCCCTCGTAGCCCTCCATGTCGAGGTGGATCAGGTCGATGTCATCGAGGCCGTAGCTGTCGATGGTGACGACGGGGATGGAGCCGGGTCGTTGCGACACGTGATAGGCGCCGCAGTTGGCCTCGTCGATCACGAGCCCCGCGCGACCGGGCGCGGAACCGAGCGCGGCGCGATGCGCGTAGACGTTGCCCGAGGGGGTGTTGCTGACGAGGCAATAAAAATTGACCGCGTCCGGCTCCCACGTGAAGACACGCTCGAAATGCTCGGCGTACTCCGCCGTGTAGAGCCCGCAGTTGCCGCCCGCCTGGATGATGCCACGGCGGCCGGTGACGTGGGACATGACCCACTGGGGCACGTCCGGCTCCTGCCGGGTGAGCCACGGCCACGCGGCCCGGTCGGCGATAGGCCAGACCCAGCCGTTGCGCTCCGCGACGCGGCTCGTGATGGTCATCACGCCTCCCTCTCGTAGGTCCGCCGGCCGCAGGTGATCTTGACGATGCGGTAGCGCTCGCCGAGTTCCGTCCGGATCCACAGCGCGCCCTGCAACTGGCCGTGCATCAGGCACTGCTGCGGCGTCATGCTCTCGACGTCGATGTGCTTGGCGGGCTTGCAGACGCCGGGATCGGCGATGAGGCAGGCGACGAGTACGAGGTCCAGCATCATAGCTACGCCTCCCACAGTCCGAGGCGAACGCCCCATGAGTGCGCCGCGGCAACGGTGAGCACGACGATGACGGCGCCACCGACGAGACGCTCGACCCGGCTGTGGTCCGTCACGCCGGCGTTCCAGCTCTGGCGCACGCAAACTGTCGGACGCGCCGGTCCGCGTGCTGCCGCTGCCATTCGAGGATCGCCATGATGCAGCTGTTAGCGTCGGTGGCGTTGGTGCCGACCGTGTGGCGGTCGCAGTCGTCGGGCGCCGAGACGAGACACGCGATGATGAGGAGCACGCTCGGCATGGGCGCTACCTCCCGGTGCTTGGATGACCGCCGGTGTGGGGCGGGTGGCGGTGCCGCGAAATTTCTTCGTCGACCCTGTTGACAGCTAGGGCCATTGGCCCTATTCTCTACTCATCGGCAGGGCAATGGTGCCCGCCGGTTCCGGGAGACACCACCATGGCCACCCTCACCGACAACACCTTCGCCGCCGCCTGCTACGACCAGAACACCGTCGACGAACTGCGCGCGGCGCTCGCCGGTGATCCCGACACGATCGACATGGCTACGTGGGGCCTCTCCGCCGACGAGTGGCGCGAGGAGATCCGCAAGGCGCTCACCGCCAAGTTGGCCGACGAATGACCAGCTACCGCCGCCACCACATCGGGAAAGCGGCCCGGCG